GTTAATAATAGTTCGTTTCCAGCATGAGCTAATGCATTAGCATCATTAAAAGTTTTAGCTAATTTACCGTCTTCGTAATATTCATATGTTAGAGTCCCATCTTTATTTTGTTTTTCTCTAACGTCTAAACCTTCTTTATTTGCAATTTTAACAAGTTCTTTACCGTTACCAGATGCTGCTATTCTGAGATGATTAGCTGACTGATCTTGTATTTTTTTTATACCATCGTCAAACTGATCTTCTCTATCAGCCTGTTTGTTAAGAGCTTTTAATTCAAGAGAACCTTTTTGGTAGTTCATAACATCTAATGGGTTAGCTCCACCCTTAAGAGCTTGTTGTACAAACATTTTTTGTTTGTCTTTAGCTGAAATAGGAACAGCTTGCATTGGAGTTACTGGCCCATCTGCACCTTCATATTGTTGATATGCACCTTGAGGATTTGCCATAGCTGCTTGGTCAGGTACATTTTGTGTATCGCCCATATTAGCAACATTAGAAGCAGCAGTTTGTAAAGATCGTTCCCCAGCTTGTTTATCCCTTTGCCACTGAAACTGTTCAGCAGTTCTTTTATCTGCTTCAATAGCTCTTTGTTCTGCTTTAGCTAGACGGTCTTCTTCTTGAAGTTTTGTATATGTATCAACCCCAGTTTTTGCAGCACCACCAAGTGCCATGCCTAAGTCAAATCCCATTTAATTCACCTTTGAGTAATCAACTGCTTTATATCCATTATCCATCTCGAATACTGCTCCTGGAATAACTGTTTCAACTTCATGAGCCATGACTCCACGGAATCTGCCATGTCCTGCTAATGGATGATTTTTAAATTCTGGTTTGTATTCATATTCATAAATACGTAATCCACTTGGTAAGTATCCAATAAACTCAATATTTTCTTTAAGTCTAATATCAGAACCTGTTAATATTGCAGCTGGAGAATTCATTTTTGCATAAGCATTAATTCCTGCACCTGCAAGTCCACCGATTGCTTGGCCAAATCCAGAAGAGCTTTGAGCATTAGCAGCATTTTGTGAAGCCCATGCACTATTAGCCGCATTAGTAGCACCAAGAGCTAAGTTACCTACATTGTTCCATCCTGACATTGCCGCATTAGTACCTTGAGTGTAACTATTACCCATCGCATTAATTGCATTAGTACCCATAGCACCTGAAGCTAGTGATGTACTTCCTGCATTTAGACCTAAAGCTGTAGACGATGCTTGATTACCAAAGGTACCTTGAGCCATACCAGCTGCATCCATCTTCTTCGCCCAACCTAATTGAATAGCAGCGTCACGAGCACGAGTAGCAGCGGCAGCCCCAGTAGCAGCCCCCATAATTTGATTAGCGTTTGCTTGACCTTGGAATGCACCAGATGTTGGATCAACACCATAAGATTTCATATTTGCTTCATTACTAGCTTGAGCAGCGTCCATTTGACTTCTTACATCACCAATTGCTTGTGATGCCTTGGCTTCTTGTTCTTGATCGCTACCCGCAGTACTAGCTTGATCATATAATTGATCTTGAATCGGAATACCTTTTTCTTGATAGCGAGCATACTGCTGAGCAGCTATATCATTTTGTGTTTGAGTAGTATCGTATTGTTGTTGCTGGACTTTATTTGACATGTCCACTTGAGATTGTGTTTGTTGTTGTAACTGGGGCCAAATATTTGTTTTAAAGTCATTATACTCTTGCGTAGCAAGATCAGCCATTTGTTGTTGTGATTTGGCAATACCTGGGTCAGCAGCTGGTGCAGAACTAGAACTTTTACCTTCTAAAGTCGCAGGGGAATAACCAAATAGTTTTTTAGTAAACGCTCGTTCTGGGAGCATGTCAAAATGATTACTTATTTTCATATTTTAATTCCTAGCCAACGGCATTCTTCTTTTAGCATACCATATAAAATCATATCAGTTCCGTCTTCAGACCCTTTACGGATGAGACCTTCTTCTTTAAACCCTAGTTTCTCATCAAAAATCTGAGCATCTATATTGTCTACACGAACGAGAGCTGTGATTCTATTACATTTTAACTGAATAAACGGATAAGCGAAAGCCCTAAACAGAAACTCCTTGTTCAGCCAATTCTTACTACCATCAGAGGCTACGTGCATACAAATTGACGCTTTTGTATACATATTAAAAACTACAGCCGCAATTAACTCACCGTCTTTTTCTAGACCAATTCCTGTAGCACCATCAAAACTATCTTCTCCTAATTTCTTAGCAACCCAAGGTAAGATTCTTTCGTCTTGGTTATATATAGTTGTTCTCATTATTTACCTTGGTAGTTTAGTCTTGCAATAATCTGGTTAATCTTAGTAATTATATCGGTTGTACTTGCAGTACTAGCAAGCTGACTAATCTGATCAATTCCAGGTCTCATACCAGTTATAAGTTCAATGTTTTCTCTAACTGCAGACAGTGCGCTAATTACAGCTCTATCACCTGAAGTAACAATGGGTATAGCAGGTTTTTTAGGTTCAGCCATATACCATTCCTCTTAACTCACCAATTGATGTTGCCATAGCAAATCCACGAACAGGTACATTTCCTGATATCTTTATCTCGTAGTTATATGCTTTTGTAGCTACAGGCATGCGAATTGGTTCTGGGCTAGTAACACCAGTTGTAAAAATAACTTGCCCATCTGCATAAACAAATATGTTAATAACTCTAGTAGTTTCCCCAGAAGCTGGGATATCAGAAAGAATTGAACCATTTATTGCTATTGAGTTTAGAGTGTTGCTATTTAAAGTACTCATCAAATTACCACTTGCGGATGCAAACAACGCTTGGTTCGCTGCAGTCAACGCAGCAATATACGCAGCATAAGCACTACCATCAGTAATGTAATCATAGTCCGCCATCACCTTACAAACTGCAAAATTCATTGGGTTAGGTAATATAAACTTTTTGGATAGCCATTCATAATAAGTACTATTGTTTGGGTCAGCATCTAACTTATAAATAAATCCGTCAATAGTAGATACCGCATAAATACTAGCGTTCTGATGATCAATAAATAAAGCAGAAGCAGAATAGTCAAGAGTAAACAGTGGTGGTACATCGCCACGAGCAATAACAATCGCCTGAGTAGTACCACCTGCTGTATAGAACCCAATCCATAAATTGTTGTAAACTTTCGCTACAAAAGTAGCTGGAACCAGTGCCTGCCATTCTTCACGAGTATATAGTGCAGTTGTCACAACATCTTGAATCCCCTCTCCGATATTTACCAGCCCGTTAGGTGAAGCATAGAGTACACCATACTGATCAGTCGTTATGGATTTTTTAGCAACACAGGGTTGCATCATTGGGAGTTTAACTTGAGACATACCGCCTGGAGAAGTTCCCGTAATAACTACGGGTTGATGTTTTGTCAACACAACTACCGAGCTATCATATACACCAAGTCCTACAATCTCATCGTTGACCGTCATCATGTAATTTACAGGCCAAGCATGCGGTAGGTATGGCTCACAGAACCATACTTGATTTCCAGTGAACCCAGCTAAAATCCCGTTCGCCATAGCGACAATACCTTGCAGTGTGCTCGGTGGTTCTGTGAAATACAACGAAGTTAATGACGAACCTAAATTGATGGCAAGTACTGAATCTGCATAACTAGTTGTTGCTACTGGAATCTCTGCCACAAATAAATACGACACAGTGCTTGTACCTGCAACAGACCGATAGATTCTACGGCTTGTAATGTTGTACCCGCTGACTGCTACACTAGAAAACCCAGATACTGTAACTGTGGCATCAGGTTCAACAGCACTTATAGATGTTGCAGGGCTTGGAGCAGACTCTTCTTGTACAGCACCAAATGTACTTATGTTGGTGTAAATATATGCTCTATCTTCTTTGACTGTGCCTGATCCGCCAGATTTTACTAATGTCGGTGCTGCTGTAGGAGCTAATACTCCCATGTTTAAATATGCGTTTGGGTATGGTTGAGCTCCAGTACCAGATGTAGTGGCTATAGCCCAGTTTGTTTTTTTCGGTACACTGTCACCAGTGTAGTAAATTCTTGATTCAGTAATGTCACCAACAGGACCAACTACAACGTCCACATCAGTAGACCACTCTAGCCATTTATATAATCCTGATACTACGTTATATAACTTATAAACAGTTTGTGAGTTTAAATTTGAAGGTATATATTCAAATAATTCTTTTTTCCAAGAGCGTAGTTCTTTGGAAGTTTCTCTTACGTTATTAGCTATTTGTGCTTGATTATTTTCAAGCTGAGTTGGACCAGTCCTAGGAACAATCCCCGAAAAGTTTTGGAGTTGAATATGAGGCATGGTCCATCCTTTATTTAGATTACATCTTCTGCAGTTTTACCAGCTGAATCAGTTGGTCTATTTTTTGGTGCTCTTGCAGCAGCTGCGTCAGGTTTATTTTCTTCAAGTGCTTTTAAAATAGCCTGTCCATCTTCATTAAGATTAAACGAACCATTCTCAATAACACCTACAATTTTGCGAGTATCTGTGATACCAACAATAACATTACCTCCTACAACTTCAGCACCGCTTTTTTCTACAAATTCTTCCAAGGTCATTGCCATGTAAAACTCCTTTAGTTAATGGAACTTTTATTATCCTACTTATACATACATATGTAAAGCGTTAATCTCTACTGTTTCATTTCTAGCAAGCCAACCTTTTTCATACTTTGGGTTATCTAAACTCTTATAGTACTTTTCTTTAGTATCTGTAAAGCGTTCTATGAGTTGTTTAACTGGCATTGCTTTTATTGTAGACATACTTATCGGACCTAAAATTCCATCAGCTTTTTCACCTACAGCCTCTTGTAATAATTTAATAGCCCTGCCTGGACCTGCGTTAATAGCAAAGTCAAACATCATATAGTCAATACCAGTCGGCAGGTCATCACCACGAATAGCATCCCAGTACTTACGCTTGTAGAACGGTGTAACTTTTACAGCGGTTAATGCTTTCATATCATTCCAAGTTACTGGATGACCGACATAAGATTCCCATGCTGCCTGAGTTACCCCAAGGTTAGTACATCCAGCTCTACCGTCAGGTAGTTTATTACCCATGTCGTTAGGATCAGATTGAAACCCAGCTTCGCTTTTAAAAATGTAAACTAATGCTTTATCTAAATTTTCTGTCATATTATTTAACTGGCGTAGAGTTGTGTAACATATTATCTTTATTTTGTGAACTTGCACTTGATCCAAAGTAAAAAGATAAAACCAAGATAACGCCATCACGCAAGGTCGTTAATAAGTCTTGAATACTTGGGTCTTGAACGATAGCATATCCGCTTATCTTAAGTGTTGTAATAAGTCCAAACCCACCAATCACAATAAAAGCTAAGATCGAAGGAATAATAGACTTGTTTGCTATTTGCATATCACGAGCTGATTTGCGGTCATCTGTGGATAGTTTTTCAAAGTCTAAGCCTAACTCTTGTGCTTTGGCTTGTAACTCAATCTCGGCTTGTTTAAGACTTGTTAATTGATCTGCAGAAAGTTTACCTTGTTCTATAGTAGATTGAACATCTTTTTCATCAATCCCTAATGCTTTACTAATCGCAGTAACCGCAAGTCCAGCTAATGGGCCACCTAGTGCTGTTGCAATGCCTGGGGCAATTTGGGCTAACCATTCCATATTATTTGTCCTTAAGTTTGTCTAACTTATCTTCGATACGATGAATAGCTTTTAATACTTCATCCCAACGAGAATTAAAATCATCTTTATGTAAATAGTTTTCTGCAAGGTGTGTTTTTAAACTATTCATTTCATCTTTAAGATTCTGAACAGCAGTCCATAATTCCTTACAAAACCAACCAAGAGCAATGAACACTAAAGGAAGTAGTGTATTAATAACAAGTTGAATATCCATAATTTTTACCCTAGATTCCGTAATTTATAAAGAGTTGATAGATACTGTCCAACAGTCTCATCTACTATATTCTGTAATGGTGTGTCTGTTTTATCAATTGCGGTGTATCTTAATTTTTCTACCATATCCATATGACTTTGTAGCATGTCTGCTGGATTATCTTTATGGTTTTCGTCTTTTAGAAGCGGGATACTAATGATCCCATGTCTTCCTTGATAAGCTTCTGTTAACTTGTCTGCTAACTCTACAATGGCATCATAGAATTCATTGAGTGCAATGTGCTGTGCGTATGATTTTGTCTTTAGGTGATCTCTGTGAGCTAACTCACGGCTTAGAAACAAAATTGCAATTAATCTACCTATCATCATTGCTTCCCTTCTTCAAAAATATTTACAAACACAGTATTATCTTCTAACGCTTCAATTTCATGCCATTCGCCAGCGGGTAAATTTAATGGCTGACTATTTTTGTTTAATGTATAACTACGACCTTCTAAACTAACTAAACAAGACCCACTATTGCACATAGTTGCATGAGAGTATAGATGTTGGTGTTTAAATAACCCTTCACCTTTATTAGCATGATATACGTTAACTTGCGCTGAAGCATAACTAAACACATGTGTAGGGGTTATAATTTTTACCATTATGCGCTCATAGTTCCTGTTGTTTTTGGTTGTTGATTACTTTTAAAAGGTTCTCCTGTACCAACCCATTTTTTTTCACTTTCGTTCCATAAGAATTTTTGTATGCCGTCATCAGGTCTAGGTACTGGACTCTGCCATGTTTTAGTATTTAAATCAAATATCCAAGAAGGGTATGGAGGAGGTGGCATAAAAACATTATTTACTGGATCATATGTTCCTCCAATGTAAATAGTACCTGTATTTAAAGTTTGTAGGATATACCCTACTTTTAAGTTTTCTTCTAAAACACTATACTCGTACTCAGTCATGACTACGGCATTTTGTACAATCCCATTTACTACTAAAGCATAATTTGACATTTTTAATCCTTACCAATAACCTTGAATAACAATAACCCCAGATGTACCCGCAGAGGATGGCGTGTGTGTAAAAAAATAATTAAGACA